TCGCATCCCGCTCCATTTTGAAAGAAAATTATGTCAGCACGATTTAGTAATGAGAAGGCAGTAGAGTCAGTAGGCAATCGCTATGATTTGATATTGATTGCATCGGCTAGAGTTCGTGAATTACATAAAGGTCATCAACCTAAACTAAGAACTAAATTAGGTAAAACGTTAACAGCGTTAACTGAAATTGAAGAAGGCTTAGTTGGTCGTGAATATTTAGATAAGGTACGTGACGAAGCAGAAGCCAAGAAGGAGAAGTTTCGTTAAAAGAATTTGGGGGTGTAGCTCACCAGGGAGAGCGGTTGCTTTGCAAGCAATAGGTAGCGGGTTCGAGTCCTGTCACCTCCACCAATTATTGGAAACGTGGTAGAGCGGTTGAATACAGCGGTCTTGAAAACCGCCGAACACTAACGTGTTCCGTGAGTTCGAATCTCACCGTTTCCGCCAAAGGGAGTTGTATGTCAAAAGAAACAATAGAAAAAGCATACGGTAACTTCAACAAAGAAGTGCCAGGACAACTTGATTTTGAATTGCCACTAGCTCGTGGCATTCGTTATTACTACTATAGATTAATTAGGTACTTCACTAGGTAACGTAGTAACATCATTGACAAGTTCTAAGAACCCATAACTATACTTGTCCAATACTAACATCATCTCGTCAGAGAGTTTGATTCGTTTTTCATACAAGTTTCTATCTTTATATCTAAATTCTAATTGTTGGTCTAAGAATGACATAATGATGTTATCATCATTTGGGTTTTTAAGTTTCAACTTGTTTTTAACAGTTTCAAGGTTTTTGATAAACGTTTTATTACGTTCTATATCAATCTTTGCACCTTCTTTTAAACTGTCTACTTCTTTTTTCATCCTTGCTACTAAGTCATCACTTTCACAATTGAATGATGGTATAATGGCAAAGAAGATATTAGCAAGTGTAGTCATAGCCTCACCTTTAAGATTAAACTCTTCGGTTGATTTTGTTTCATCGTAATGTTTACGGCGATCAGGATCACTCAACACTTCATAAGCGTGTTTGATTCTTTGAAACTTATCAACATCACCACCATGATCAGGGTGATACTTCATTGCAAGTGTCCTATATTGTTGTTTGATATCATCAAACGAACAATCAGGTGATAGTTCTAATTCTTCATATAAGGTCATAGTGTATTTATAGAGAGTTGCCTGAGAGGCTTAAGGGCGCATCCTGGAAAGATGATGGTCGTGTAAACGGCGCAAGGGTTCAAATCCCTTACTCTCTGCCACAGTTTACCCAAAATATTTGACGGTAAACACAAATTAGATTATAATAATGTTTTATTTGGATGATTACAGCAACATAAAAACTTTATAGAACCGCTAATGCAGTAGAAGGACCCTTGGAAAGGTGAGTAGTTCGCTACTCAGCAGAAATGCTCCGATAGAACTGATGACTTATGGAAAGACATATATGTGCTAGTGAAGACACAACTCTAGATAGGCTTGAGGGACTGAACCGATATACTGGGGATGGGGTCAAGCAGAAAATAAAAACCGTTCCGCTCATCCAGTTTGATTTTTTAGGATACTAACAGCAAATTTTCAACTTTACAGCATTAACGTAAAAAGAAAATGTATCCTGCTTCATAAACACACACGAAAGGAGAAAACTATGAAGTTTGTAGACGCTATCAAGAACCAAGAAGCCCGTACTACTAATGGTATGAAGGCTCGTCAATCAAGTGCTAATGCTTGTGTTGATTTGTTCTATAACATTGGCGCAAGTCGAGGTAAGGACATTGTTCCTGCTTTCACTGCGGCTTACGTAGAGAACTCCGATCTAGCATTGCGTATTGCTCAATGGGCACGTGATGTTCGTGGTGGTAGTGGTGAACGTCAACTTTTCCGAGATATCTTAAAGTTCTTGGAAAAGCGTGATCCAGAAGCCGCATTGTCTTTGCTTAAGAAGATCCCTGAAGTTGGTCGTTTCGATGACTTGTTTGTTTTCACTGATGCTAAGTTGAAGTGGGAAGCATATAATTTGTTGGGTAACCATCTTCGTCAAGGCAATGGCTTGGCAGCAAAGTGGACTCCACGTAAGGGCAACATTGCACGAGAAATCCGTGAATTCTTCGGTATGACACCTAAGCAATACCGTAAGACACTTGTTGGTATGACTAATGTTGTTGAAACACAAATGTGTGCGAACGACTGGGACTCTATCAACTTTTCTCATGTACCTTCAGTTGCTCACTCACGATACAAGAAGGCATTCGGTCGTCATGGTCAAACATACGCTGAATACGTTAGTAAGTTAGTTAAGGGTGAAGCCGGCGTTAAGATTAACGCAAGTGCAATCTTCCCTTACGATGTACTGAAGGGTCGCATCAATCGTTACAGCAAGATGTCCAAGCAAGAATTGGATGTTATTGAAGCACAATGGAATGCATTGCCTAACTATGTTGGCAATAGTAATGTTCTACCAATGGTAGACTCTAGTGGTTCAATGTCTTGCACAGCAGGTGGTTTCAACTCTAAGAGTGGTTTAACTTGCTTGGAAGTTGCGATCAGCCTTGGCTTGTACTTTGCTGACAAGAATACTGGTAAGTTCAAGGATACTTTCTTGACTTTCAGTAACAATCCTAAGTTGGTTACTCTAACAGGTAACATCAACGACAAGATCAACCAAATGAACACAGGTGAAATTGCTAATACCAATCTTCACAAGGCTTTTGATTTGATCTTGAAGACCGCAGTTGACAACAATGTTCCTCAAGCAGAAATGCCTGAAACTCTTGTTATCTTCTCGGACATGCAGTTCGATCAAGGTGTAGACCGAGATGAATCTGCAATTCAAATGGTAGAACGCAAGTATCAAGAAGCAGGTTACACTGTTCCTAATGTTGTGTTCTGGAACTTGAATGCCGCTTACGGTAACACCCCTGTCAAGTTTGACAAGAAGGGTACTGCTCTAGTCTCTGGTTTCAGCCCTGCTGTTGCTGGTGGTATCATGGGCGGTAACATGGATGACTTCTCACCAGAAGCAATCATGTTGAAGACCGTAATGAAGCCTCGTTACGACTTGGCATAATCACCCGGTTTACACTTTGACGTTACAAAAGTGGGTAATTGCCAATACCATAGGAGCACAGTGCATTGGATCTACTGCAAGGCTCGTGTAGAGCGACTTGAGAAATCACAAAGGCAAGACGTTACCTTGTCTAAATATATAAAAAAACGCGGACGGAGTAACAGCCCGGTTCTATGACTCTTGTGGTGGGAGGTGATAGAACACTTATAAAAGTATATTACACACCCTGCCGATAAGACAGGCTCTGTTTTTGAAAAAGTAATGTACTTCTATAAGCACCCTAGATAAACCTTGCCTTATTTTATCTGTTCTTTATATATAATACTTTAGTATTCTTAACAGCGCACCTAGGGTGCTATTTTTGCGCTTGACAATAATTCCCAAATCAGTTATAATCATATCTTAGAAGCCCTCGTAGAAGAATTGGTATATTCACCGCGTTGAGGTCGCGGGTTCTGCAGGTTCGAGTCCTGTCGAGGGTACCAAACAAAGGATTCATTATGAAGTTTAAATTGCTTGAACAACACTTTGACATGAAGAAAGATACCGTTTGGTATGATGCAGGTCCTTGTGTGCCCCAGCCGGGTTTTGGACCCTCTAGGGCAGTGACTGTAAAAGAAGGTGATACTTCCGAAGGTTGCTATAGAGTAGTTCCAGAAACAAAGTTAGAAAAGGTAGATTAACATGTGGATTCAAAACGTAGCATTGAGTGACATTCAAAAAGGATTTCATATTGATCCAGGTGTCAATGCCATGTTGATTCAAATTGTTGACCCTTGTATGGAATTCCCTACTCCATTGTATCAGTTTCGTGAAACCCATCAATTTGAGTTCTTGGATTTAGAAGCAAACGATACCACTATCGATGAAGATTTTAAAATCTCTAACGATCAAGCCAACGAATTGGTACGATTGTTGCAACATGCAATGGAACAACGTATGAACGTGATCGTACATTGTGTTGCTGGTGTTTGTCGTAGTGGTGCAGTTTGCGAAGTAGGTGTAATGATGGGCTTTGATGATACCGAAGTGTTTCGTAGCCCTAATCTCTTGGTAAAACACAAAATGATGAAAGTGTTAGGTTGGACTTATGATGAAAACGAGCCACATACTATCAACGGTGTTGTATTAGATAGTGGCTTGATTGTGCCAAATGGCTATGAAGGAGATATTTGATGACTCTGCGTAC